TTCCATGGTGTGATCCATTCTTAGCTTCTGGTCTCCAATTAGATTCCTTGGTATATAAGACCTCTAAGCATTTATATTCTTTATAGTTATAACCTAATAGATGTAAAGCATATTCTTTATAGCTAACGAATTGCATTGGTTTAGATCCACCTGCATCAGGCATGATGCATAGAGCTATCCCAATAGCTACTAGCACCCCGCGAGCTACGCCCCTAAGGGGCTCGCGGTGAGCCTTTGAGAGGCTCTGCTGTGTTAGCGTACTGGCTCTGTCAAGCAACAGCGTTAATCTTGGGCGTGTCTGCATTAATTAACCCCCTGTGGATAACTTCTGTGGATAACTGTTGCCCTATGTAATGTGTGTAAGCTGGTGGAATAGACTCAACTAATTCACCCCAGATCATCCAATCAATGCCCATTGCTTCATGTGCTTCAGCCATTGTCTTAGCTGTGTGTCCACCATTGGGAATCTCATCACGCATAGATCCATATATACCTATTGGCTTACCCTGTTGCTTATGATGGCAATCTGTGCCCTTTAGAGGCACATTAGACTCGAATAATCTGTGCCTGCGTACCTTTAGCCCGAAAGCACTGCCGCATAGCTGTATAGGGCTTAGAAGCGGTGATTGAGGTACATTCTCAATAACGTAAGGCTTACCTGAAGCAATCAATGCATCACGCACTTCTGGAATCATATCAATCTTGCTCGTGGACTTACCCTGTGCATTGCGTAAGTGCTTAGTTGCTGAATGTGTCTGACATGGTGGGCTAGCAGCAATTACATCAAACTGTGACAGAAACTCTACATTGAGGTAATCACGCACATCGCCCCTTATATATGTATGAGGGTAACGCTTGCCATGCTTAACATCTATGCCAGTAACCTCAAAGCCAGCCCTTGCATAGCCCTCACTTGCTCCACCTGCACCACAAAATAGATCTAATAGTTTCAATCTTTACCCCATCCCTTGCCCTTGAAGTGAATTGGATTAGCTGCAATTACCTTACTCATAGGCTCATTACAGTAAGTACATGGAATTACTGGTCTATCGTGCCATCCGTGATAGATCTCTTGACTAAGATTGCATCGTGTGCATTTGTAGTCATAGGTTGGCAAGTTAAACACTTCCTTATCATGTATGTCCCACAGGCTGTGCAGCGGTCAATGTCTGCATCTGTGGGCTCTTTGTCTATGTGACCGTACTTTAATATGAGTAGTGGCAAGAGATCCTCTAAACGGATGATGCAGGCATACTCACTAGCATCTTCACCTTGTCCGTTGAGTCTAATCACTCCAAAGCCTAATTCCCCCGAAATGGCTGTTCGAGCTTTTAATTGTTTAATGTATGCAAGAGGTTGAAATCCAGCGCGGGCTTTGACTTCAACATCAAACGGTACATTGACAATATCCTTGCCACTACCCCTCCCAACACATGCGCCTTGCCATACAGTCGATAGGTACTGTGCGACCACGCGCTCTGTGCGGAATCCTCTGTGTTTCCTTGCTTGACTAGCCATTAACAGCTTTACACTTAGCACATTGCCATGTGACAACGCCATTAACTGAGTCGGATGATATGTCCTCTAAATCTCTGATCGCAACTGGCTCATTACACAGCTGACAAGGTACGAAGGCAGACATGAGATCTACCCACTCACCATTGATCTTAATGCCAATGTTTCCCATTTATGCTCTCGCCTTCTGTGGTTCCCATTTACCCTGACTATTAATTACATACCATAGGGGAGGGCACTTAGGTTCACCCCCTTGATGATTAATGACAGAGCACATAAATCCACCCCATGCCTTGCCATTCTTCTCACCCTCACGCCATTGCATGTGTCCATGCTTGCATGATGGGCTTTCCTGTGCTTCACCTGTGCCCTTTACAGCTGCAATAGTCTCCATTGCTTTATCAAGTGTGACAGGTGCATCTACTACGCCCCTATACTCTCCAACGGGTGTAGTCCAATAGTCCTGATCATCTGGCTTAACATCTTGCACCGGTGGTTTTACTACTTTTGTAGCAACAACCTTAGTCATTTCTTCTCGGCTTGGTCTCTTTCCTTTAGGCGCATAACCTGCATTTGCAAGTGCTCTGCCGATTGCCGAAGTCTCGCAATTCTCCAGTGCTGAAGTCTGATTAACACCGCGACTAGACACTGTCTCCTCAGCGTATCCTGTTGCCCACGCAACGCCATCGCTAACATCCTTAAATAGATACGCCTTAACAATGTATCGAGTTGCCTCGACCACTTCAAGCTCTGTTGCAATGCGGAATGATGGATAATCCTTAATAAACTTTTCAAGTCTCACCTCGACTGGCTCGTAATCGGCTAAATTAAACATAGAGATCGTTCTCCTCTGTAGCTAGTTGCCCTGCTAGTGCTCCGTATGAGCATAGATCGACCCAGTTGTCGATGTGTTGGGCTGATTGATTAGTCCTTGCAAGTTTAACAAGGACCATGATCCCTGCGACTTGATAATCGTGGATTGGTGTTTGTAGGTATGCACTAAGGAGCATTGCGGTGTGCTGCAAGTTATCCGCAGGGTGACCGTACGATAGCCCACGGTCACGGATCGTGTCTGTGGCTGTGAGTAAGATTTCACTGGCTTTCATTCCTGCCCCTTATAGCTGCGACCTCGGTGATAGCCATCGCGTACGCCCCTTTTATAAGATGTTTTCTGCACATCTATGATGACTATAATAAAGCCTATAATCATTCCAATAATGCAGATAAGTAGTAGCTTGTCTGTGTTTGCCATTCCCTTACCTAACTGCAAGCAATGCCCTTGATTGCTTACAGACTTAGTGTGACAGAACTGTCCGACTAATCAAGTACATTTGTGTAACGAAATGATAACGATTTAACGAGGTCTGCCGTAGGACTTTCCAGCCACAATAAATGTGCCGTCCTTCTCAATGTTAATAAGATCGACCTGAACCTTAGCCTTATTGACATAGATTATAGCAAAAGCCTGTTGCCAGTTAGCAACGCCCTTAGTGTATGCAGCTTGCTTAAAGTCCATGAGATTGCCTACCTCGACACCATGTAGGACACGCCCTATACGCCCTCCAGAAGCCTCGGAGAAGGCTGAACGCCCTGCTCTGTGAGTGTGACCTGAGATGACATTCTTACCATGCCTACGGGCTGCCTCAAGGGCTGATAAGCCCCCCTGTGGCTTGATAGGGGTGTGGTCTCCATGTACTGCAATCCAGTTAGGTGCAATAGGCATAGGGTTCTTGTGGAAGGTAATGCCTAACTCATCGAATTTCATAAACTTCTCAAAGCGCAGCTCTGGCAGTGCACCGAATGCAGGGACTTTAGCCATGATGATGTTATACAGGCGATCTGTGTGATTGCTACGGATGCAATCAGTAACGCCTAACTCCCAGAGAAGCTGCACAGCTTCATTGCGGTCATCATCTAGGGTCTGGGCATAACTGCCCATGCGCCCTTCTTCCCACTTGCTTATCTGTGGAAGGTCGATCTCATCGCCAATGGTGACTACTTGATCAGGCTTAAACTTGGTGATGAAACTAGCAAGGTTACGGGTTGCAACCCTGTCGTGATATGGGACTTGCAAGTCCGAGACTACGACAATTCGCTTAATCGTCATCCTCATCTTCATAATCGCCAAACTTCTCAGGCGCAATGGGATCAGGCAGAATCCAGTGTGGGTAAGCCTGTGGCTCTGTAATCATGAACATGGCAATGTCCTCTGCGAACCCTGCACGCTTAAGAGAGCAGAAGTATTCATACAGCCCAATGCAATAAGCATCAAGCTTTGAGTAGCCTTGCTCCTCTAGTGCCTTAGTTGCTTTTCTTGCCATAGCACTATGTTACCTGTCGAGAAGTATGTTATAGATCTCATCGACTCGCGTGTTGAGTCTTTTGATTTCTGACAATAGATGCGTGATGACATAGCCAGACAACCCACCCAATGCAGCAATGGTGGCGATGTAAAGGGTGAAGAAGTCTGCCTGTGTCACTTCTTATCTACCTCGTCAATGGCTGCCTCTAGTGCATCGACAATAATGTCAGCTGCTGACTTACGGGCACGATATGACTTGATAGCTGTGCGTAATGCTGGCAGTAGTGCAACGCCTACAATGCCGGCAATGATGAGAAGTAGATTATCCATTAGATGCTCCTAACATAGGTACTTGAAAAAAAGCCCCGTCATTATCAGCTTCTTTCTTAAAGCTGACATGCATGTGCTTAGTATGTTTGTTAGCCCCTGTGTACTTGCGCCACTTCCAGTTAAGGATGCTGGAGCAGATTTGTCCATCGTAAATGATGTAACTAATACGCTTGTCTGTTTTGGACTTGGACAAGGTACGAAGCTGATCAGCAAGATCTCCCATGACATCTGGCTTTCCGCTTTTGTGTAGGTCTTTGTCCACATCAATGGCGCGTACCCAACCCTGCTCATCTGGATTATGATCTGACTTGCGAGCAGCGTGTCTTGTATCACCGATCCAACCATCCGATGTGCGGTCACGATCTGGGAACGAGTCATCGATCTGCTCTCTTAATTGGATAGCAGCTTTACTTAACTTGACCTTCATCCAAGTAAGAGCTTCGCTTCATCTTCGGTAATGCCAAGCTTCTCTAAAAGCGCAGCCTTTTCAACAGCCTTAGCCGCCTTGTCTGCATCCTCTGCTGCCTTAGCATCTGTTGCAGCCTGTGCTTCTGCTGTTCGCTGTGCAACTTCTTCTGCTGTCAATTCGATCTCTGAGACTTCCCCAGTAGAGCAATCAACTACGATCTTTGTGTCTGCCATGTTGTCTCCTTATGATTTATTGATGCCGTATAAAACTGCTGTTGAGTATTGGACAAAAGTGCCGGTGTTAGGTGTGATCTGGATCGAAGTTATCGCTGCTGTATTTGACCATAGACCTGCAACCAGAAAATC